TTTGTCTTTGTATCCAAACTCGTATGATTTTTTATTGGGTTTAGTATTCCATTTCTCATATTTACTTGGGTCTGTAAAAGCTAGAAGTTCTTCGGTTAATATTTTCTTTAAATACATATCCGTTTCATTTAAATAATCATAAAACTCATGGAATGTTACCACATCAAATTCTATTTTACGTTTATCTGTATCTGTTGCTTCGGTAATATAAACATCTAGATTCATTAATTTCTTCTTGAAATCTGTGCCTCTCGAATCTTCACCTCCTTTTGTTTTCTTATTAATATTTGTTCTACCCCTCTTCCTAGTTTTCCGTGTTTTCTTATATTTTTGTATTGCCTTATTGGTTTTTTTATTTACCATAACTGTATTATTGTGATATTATTATTTTACATAATATTTATCTCTTAAATTTTCCATATCCTTGTCTGGTATACGAGTTTTCGTGAAAAAGTTGATTTTATCCTTAAATTGTATTAATGGTTGATTTACATCACCCCCTACAGTATCAGTCAAGAGAGAAATTATAAAAAATAATGAATACATACCACATTCTGTATCTTCCAATTGATGCTCCAGATAATTAAATTTATAATCCATATGTATTCCGTTTTCTCTCGATTGTTTTATAATTCGCTTAACAAGGGCATTTATTTCAGGAGGTGTTTCTTCACCAGTGCTATTGAAATAAAAAATAAAATTGTGTTCTAAATCTATGAATAATGAAACCCAATGAGAACCAGATTGGTTATGTTTATCAAGATTAAATATAATACCTATTTTAGTTTGTTTCGTCTTCCTATATGTGTCTATATCTAAATTACATAACTGATTCTCAACGCATTTATCATTATATATCTTGGTGTCGAAGTCAATAAATGTTGGACCTATGAATTTAAAATGTGGATAAGACTCTTCATATTGCTTGATTACTGCAAGTATATCAAAATTGGACAGCCATTCGTTTTTATTATTATTCCATTCTTTGGGATATCTAGGACGGTATAAGTAATTCATAATATTGTCGTGTAGATGTCTCGGTAATAATTTCAACCAACATTGTTCATCATTACATTTGGTATATTTTTTTATATGTGCCATTATTGTTTGTGGTTTTTTCACAGTTATTTTTTTACCAGCATTGATGTTATAGTGGTATTTAATCTTATCAATGATATCTTTTGTAAAGCAAGTATTACCAACTAGACCTTTTACACCCGGTTTACATTTTTTAATATTAACTTGTTCGCTACCACCACCATTTTTTCGTGTAATCCTAGATCTATTTTTTATTTTATTACCATTATTGGATTTTGTTTTATTGGACATTGTCTCTAATATATATCTATATAATAATAGATATATATTGTTATACTATATGTTATGATATATAATTTTATCGTTTTCTACGGGCGAACATTTTCATGTCGTATTTTATAGCACCGTCACCCCATAACGAATTTGTTTGTTTATCGGGAACATCTTCGTCATCGTCACTATCTATTTTAAAATCTGAATTTCTTGTATTTACGTCTTTTATTTTTTGTTCAATATAGTCACAATTTTCAAATATAGTTTCATCATCATTTTTATTATAATTGAAAGAATTCTCTATTTCTAACTCTTTCATACTTATATACGTAATACATTCCTTCAAGAAATTACCAAATAAACGGTTAATTTCTACGGAACGCCCGCTTATTTCTGATGATATATTATTAAACTCTTCATCAATTATATCTTGAATAACAGTTCTATATTTGGATACATTTTGTTTATAAAGTGTTTTCTTTTCATAGTTTTCTGGGTCCTTGCTTTCTAAATATTTATTATATTTCGGTTTACTCATTAATAATTCCATTGTAATTTTATCAACGAACTCATTTCTAGGAATTTCATTATTTGATATATCGTGGTCCATAATATACATATGTATATATTATGGTTCCATTGTAATGACGAATGTGTCGTAATATATGTTCGTTCATACTACCCCCTTCTTTTTTTTAATAGTTTTATTATTTTTTATTTTATTCTTTTTTATTTCTTGTTCTCTTTTCTTACGTGTCTTTTCTTGTTCTTTCGCAAGTTTCTTCTCGTTCTTTTCTTGTTCTTTCGCAAGTTTCTTCTCGTTCTTTTCTTGTTCTTTCGCAAGTTTCTTCTCGTTCTTTTCTTGTTCTTTCGCAAGTTTCTTCTCAATATTTTCTTGTTCTTTCGCAAGTTTCTTCTCGTTCTTTTCTTGTTCTTTCGCAAGTTTCTTCTCAAATTCAATATTGATACTATCGATACTTTCCTCAAGAAGTTTCTTCTCTTTTTCAACAACTTCTTTCAATAAATCGTGATTTATCTCATCGTCATATTCACCGGTCTTTCTCAGTATTTTTTTAATTTGCTTAGTATTTTTTAAGAAGTCCTTTTCGTCTTGTTTTTCTCGTTTAATTTCCTCTTTTAGTTTAAGCTTAATATTTTTCATAGTTTTATTCTTATTCTTTATATGTTCTTCTTTTTCTTTATCAACAATTCTTATCGCCTTTTTAGTTGAGTTTCGCGCTTGTCTGATGAGTTTACTATTTATTTTACGGTATTCTTTTATAGTAGACCTCACTACACTTTTCTCTAATTTATTTAAATCATCATTTTTTATCATATATTGCAGTTCGTTTACTTTTGTTTTGTACGAATCAATCTTAATAATCAATGTTTCTTTCAATTCCTTTATTTTTTCGTCAGAGTCGTGTATTGCCTCCAAATATGGTATTATATCCATATGCGTTTTTACCATCTCATCAAATGTTATATTTGCTTTAATATTCTTTCCACATTTATAACGTAAATTATAATAGGCACTATCTTTGAATTTCTTCCATTTTTCTGGATTGTTCTCCATAATGAGTTTTATCTCGTCCACGTTTATTTTTTTATTGTCGTTTATTTTTTTTATATCGTTGCGTAGTTCTTTTATAATACCCCTTATTTTTTTTATATGTAGCTTCGTGGATTCCGATACATTACGCATATGCTTCTTGGTTACATTATTACATTTTTTAGTATATTGTTCTGCTAGTTTTTCATTTTCTAATATATATGGATTATTATTACATAAATCTTGAAATGCTTTGAACTTATTCGGGTCTAGGTCTTCTAATTCACCTTTGATAATGTTCACAATCTTATCAATTCGCTCTTTGATAGGGGCTACATCCATAGCGGCTTGATTTCTTAAAATACGAAGGTCGTAATCATATACATCCTGTATATCAACCAAGGGTGTCTTGATGTGTTTTATAATAGGTTGAGCAAACTGTCGGGCATCTTTTTCGCGATTCAAGTAACTAACTACTCCTGTAATATCATCATAATATCTTTTCAAACCAGTTGGTGAGAATTTTATAGTATCTGGGTTCAAATATTTTTTCGTGAAGTCATCGAAGTGAGTTGGTAATTGACTATCTATTGGTTTACATAAATTAACCAGTTTAACGATTTCCATTGGGTCACTTGTGATTGGCGTAGCCGTCATAAGTAATAATTTTACAGAGTCTTTACCGGATACTTCATATGAATTCATAAGTGATTTATGAAATGCTTTCATATCCGGTTGTTCATTGGTAGATAGATCACCACCACCATATAACTTATGTGCTTCGTCTACGATAATAAGGGTCTTTTTTAAAGGGTCATGTTCTCCGTTAATCTTTATAAGTCGTTCATAATTATTATTCTTTTTACTTACTAGATTACTGAATTGTTTATATGACATCGGTCGTATACGCCAAGAGTCAGATAATAATCTCATTCGTTTCGGTTGTTGGGATGGTATAACCAAACCTTCATTATCTATTTTGGAACGTAATACTTCATTACATACCATATCAAACATGTTTTTCCAAATATCATTTTTTAATGTTGTTCTTGTAACCCATAATATAGTATACCCCTGTCTCTCGAATTCATTGGATGCAGTCGCTATTGCGCTACACGTTTTACCAGAACCAGTAGAATGCCATAAAATCATTCCTTTTGTATTTGCTTGGGGTGTAAAATATTCCTTTATAAATCCCTGTGTTGGAGTATATGTTAGTAAATTACCACCACCTTTTTTGGTTTCACATAGGTTCTCCATCTTTGCTTTATCCCATTTATATTCTGAAAAGTTTTTATTGATATATGTCCGCATCTCATCATGAGATAATTCTGGTTTGGGTTCCAAGCGAAGTCGTTGTTCCAATAGTTTTTCTGCCATTGCGAAACCAATTTCGGGATTCAGTTCATCAATCTCTGGTAGAGAGTAAGATTTGGGTTTTTTTGCACCACCTGTAATTGAAAATGTATGTATATTCTTATTTAAATCATAATCAACAGAACCTTTAATGGTTGCTTCTTCTATGTCATTCACAAAATTAAAGAGTCTTAGATCCAAATTTAATGATTTCATATATAAATCAAACGTGTTCTCCATTCCATTAAAATGTTCTTGAACTTCTTCGGGAATACTCATATCATAAATGTTTACGTGTAATGGCCAACCTTTTGTAGGATGAAATCGTAACCCTTTTTGACCACAAGTCCGTGTTCCTCGTCCAATTACCTGTTTCTGGTCTGCATTTGTAGTCTGGGGTTCAAATATATGTATGTATTTTATGTCATATAAATCGATACCTTCTTTGAAACCACTATCCATTATAATAAAACGAACATTCTTTCCATAAATATTATCAGGTCTTTCATTATACCTCTCTAATATGCTTTTTTTAGTAGAAACACTGAGTGGTTGGTCAAATATATTGACAGATGATAAAATATAAAAATTATTATGTTTATTATTTTGAAGTTCATCATTAGATAACATTCGTATCGTATTGAATTTTTTCTCCTTCTTTTTTACTGGGTCATTTTTGTCATATTCGTCATTTTGTGTTGCTTTATACCCGTGTTTTAAACCTTTAGCCGCTAATACTGAACCAATTACTTTAACGCCATAGGAACTAGTTTTCATGTCTGTAAAAATCATATGTTTGTGTAAAGTGCCTTCGTTTTTCAAATCACTCTTATCTAATGCTTCTATTTTTTTCATTAACGTGTATAATTTCGGTGAATTTGTGCGTAAA